CGTCAGAGTCAACGAAGAAGCATTTCTCCGACTTCAAAAAGAGGCTCATGCTCATTGTTCACCTCTCCATACTCCATTCCAAATACGGCATTAAGACCGGGAAGGAGTTCTTTACTAATACTAGCTCTATTTATAGCCATAATAAATCCTCCCTATTATGCCGAAGAAGCCGTAGCCGTTACATAGCGATCACGGTGCATATTCAACCAGACCTCTACGATAGGATAAGCATCAGAATCCTTTTCATCAGGATACTTGGCTTTACCAACGACTCGTACTTGTTTTTCGGATTCAGCACCACTTGCACCATCAAGGTAATAACTGGATTGACCAGTAGTTGTATTACCAGATGAAGCAGTAGAACTGACGGTTACGTTATAGTTCTTGACAATTGCCAACTCTGCAGCCGACAATGACAAGGATGCTTGAATGTAATAAGTCTGATCAGGATCAGTTATTACAAAAAATTTAATATCTGTGGCACTCACTCCGCCGTTCCAATAACGAGCGAATTTCTGTTCGCCATTTTCAACATATTGACATCCCATGAAAACACCAGAAGGTTTAAGAGTACCTGCAACATATGGTGAAATAGTTGCAAAGTTAGCTCCTGGCATTACCACTGGATCGCCAGTGAAAATACTGTTGGTGGGTGAACCTGTCATGCCAGTTGAAGTCAACGTGATCATGTCGGTTACAGCCTCATTATTATAGGCACCACCTTTTTTACGAGCAGGAATGAAACCACGAAATGCTTTAGTAGTAGACATTGTTTCATCTCCTTAGTTATGAAGAAGACTAATTCTGAAAAGAAGGTCGCCTTCCTCTTGTTGTTACTGATTTACTTGTGTTGGAGATAGGCATACGAGAATCAGAGTTTTTCATGAGTTGTGCATTTACAGCATCCATCATGTCATTCGCTTTATTCTCATAGAACTTTCTCCTAGCCTTTACCTTACCTGCTGGCATCTTTGCCAAAGCTAAGTCTCCACGACAGACTGTACCAAGGTATCGGCCCTCGTCCCTCACGAAGGACGTAACAGCCATTTCAGGAACTTCATCAGGAGTTACAAAAACCCAACCTGCTTGTTGTTTCTTACCAACATTAGCAATGTCATCTTGACCTTTTAACGATATACGTATCCAACGAAGGGCCATGCCTTCATTATCAAAACGTGCTTGTACCACATCTGGTATGGTGAGGGCATCGGGTTCCTCAAAGGTCCATTCTTCTTCTCTTGTATTCTGTTCTCTCAAACTGTCACTACGTGTTTCATTTCGTGTTGTATTCATTTTATTCTCCCACGCTACTTATTATAAACATCTGTATACTCACCATCAGCTTTTGTTACTTTAAGCTTTTGGGCAGCATATGTTTCAAGGGGTATATTCCATTTCTCAGCTAATCTCATGTCTTCTTGCGTGAGCTTAACTTTGTTTTTAGAACTCGGAGAGGAGCGAGTACTCCCCGACACCACTTGAGCAGGACTTGACGTAGTTTCCTGCACACGTTCTTGAACTTCTCCAAACTTGTGTGGAAAAGTATTTTTAATTCTATTATCAATTTCTTGATAAAATTCATTATCATTAGGACTAAAACCTTCTTCCTTTAATTCTGCATCTATAGCTAATGCAGCAGCAGTCATAATATTATCTTTACCAAACCACTCATTATTAGAAGCCCATTCTTCTGCTCTGGGATCAGTTACAGGAGCAGATGCTGTTTGTGGCTGTACTTGTTGAGCTTCAGGTACTTGTTGCTGTGCTTGTCTTTCATAATTTGCTTTAGCACTATTAACTGCTTTTAAATCTACTTGTGCTTCATTAAGCATTTTTTGAGCATTAAGTACTTTTTGGTTATCTCCTTCTTCAAATGCTTCAAGATAAACTGTTTCAGCTAATTGTAGTTTATCATTTAATTGTTTTTCAGAAAGATCAAGTGTTCTTTTACTAATATTTTGAACTTCACTTTCTTTACTTTGAAGCTTTTGAGTTAATTCTTCATTTTGCTGCATTACAGCAGCTAACTGTTCTTCTCTTTCTTTTCGTTGTCGAACAAGTTGTCTAATTCTTTTTTGCGCTCCAGAAGTTTCAATTCCTTCAAGTTCTTTAGGTTCTTCTTCTTTAACCTCTGGTTTTGGTTCTTCTTCTTGAGCTACTTGTTCAGTAGCTTTTTCTTCTTCAATTTCATATTCAACTTTATCTTCATTCTGAGTATCAGGTATTTCTACCGTACCCCAATTATCTTCTTCTGCCATTATATTCTCCGTTGTTTACGAGACAAACGCCTTACGTATAAATTAATTGCTACACTATTATACCATACTTTTTACTATAATGCAAGTTAGACTGAGCCTTTTCCTAAATTAAATGTAGGATCAAGATCTTTAGGATCATCTATTCGCATTATTATTTGATCATCAAAGAGTAATATTAAACGTACACCTTGATAAAAAAGTTTTGTACCAGCATGTTTTCCATAACATACATAGTCTCCTATATCACACCAAGGTCCATTAGGAAATTTATCTATATCTTTATAGGCTAACTCACCTAATCCTATTACTTCACCTACTGTTGTAAGATAACTAATATCATCCTTGGTAGAATCTGGTATAAATATACCACCTTTTGTTTTACTTTTTACTGATATTGGTTTTATTAAAACATGAAAGCCCGGTAAATGTGGTAAACTTTCAATATCTTTCTCCTCTGCGTCAATCCACTCATCGTTTTTTAACGCATTACCCATCTGCACCTGTCTCATTTAATCCTCTTCATACATCCTTTTCTTAATAATTTCAGTTAAATTTTCTCTAGCCCACTCTAAACTAGATATAGAACCTACAATTTGTCTATAATGGGCATAGTCTTCTGCTGCACCTTGTCCTAGAGATGTTCTTAATCTTTCAATTTCAGAATTAAACTCTTGGACTACTTCATCCCAAATTTCCATAAAAAATTATTTCTTTGTACCTTTTTTAGGTTTTGGCATTTCATAAGAAAAATCATCAAATTCATTAAGCGCACTTCTCATACTACGAGTACCCCAAACATCTTTCTTAAATGGATCTCCATAAGTCTTGGAAGTATCCTTTACATGATCAGGATATCCTTTACCTTTAGTCATCATTATTCTTCTCCTTTTTTTAGTTCTTCAACTGCCAAACGTGACAGAGTATTAAGTTTAGTATTTTCTGTATCTTTATCATCTTTCATTTCTTCTACTTTAATCTTAGCAAGATTATTCATTGCTGTCAATTCTTTTTTCGCTTCTCTATCAGCTTCAGATTTCTCACGTTTAAAGTTATCAGTAGCACCAGATTCAAGCATATCCAGTATTTGTTCATTCTCTTCAAGCTCAAGTTTCTTTGTTTTAAGTTCAAGTTCAGCAGCTTGTACTGCTGTATCTGCTTGTAGTTTTTGTTGTTGTAGTTTAACTTTTTCCTGTTCAAGAATAACAAGTTGTTGTTCTGGTGTTGGTAGTGGTGGTTGTTGATTGGCTTGCATAACCTGTTGTGCAGCCTGTGCCATTGCCATTTCAATAGCTTGTGGATTTTGTGCCTGTTCAGGTGGTACTTGTTGCATTATTTGTTCTGTAACACCACTTACCTGTTCTTGATATTTTAATACAGAATGTTCTTGTATATTAGATTCAAGTACAGGTTTAATCCTTTCCATTATAGGATTAGCACCATTGGCAGGGTCTTGAAGATATGCCATCTTTACCTGTATATGGGCATCATGATTTTGACCCGGAAAAGCTGCAATAGGCAAACCCTTGGTTACTGCCATGATATCAGATACAGGGTCAAGCGGTTGTGGCTCAATCTTGGGTGGCAATATCTGTTCTAGGTTAGGCATATTGGCTGCATTGAGAATAGTTCTATTGAGTTCCTCAATGTTAAACATTCCCGGTGGGGATTGCTGTGCCATTTGCAGAGCCATATTTGCCAACATCATACGATGGGCATTAGAAGGAATGTTAGGATCAGAGACAGGTATAATATCTACTCGTCCATCAAAATCAGTTTTAAAAATACTTCTATCTTCAAAAGGCACTTCATATGGATATTCATCTGGTAGATAATCATAATCTATCTGTGCCAGTATTCTAAATTCATCTTTCTGTGACTTGTGTAATCTTTTATGAATTGCAGAGAAAAACTTACTTGAAGCTTCCAGCAATGCCATTGTTGTTCCGACAGGTCCATAGGAGGCAGCATCAGAGATAACTTGCTCAGTACTATCCGCAAACTTCTGACCAGCAGCAGTTACGAACCCAAGCATCTGGAAGAGCGTTGAGGAAGGCTCTTTATAGGGCAGGGGAACTATAGCCCTAGATAAATCAATACCAGTTGCTTCGACCTCCTTGAACTCGCCAGGAGCGATTGGTTCATTATCACCAACCATCCTTACTCCCTTTGCCTTAAAACCGCCTGGTAAATTAGCGAACTGTCCAGCGTCTATGAGGGAGCGCATCGCAGCAGTTGCCGACATGGTGAGATTACCAAGGAAATGGATAAGGCCCAATCCATAGAATCCAAAACCAGGTACAAACCTATAGTGAACGAAATGGCTTCGCTTCTCTTTATTCGGGTCGTCCTGCTCGTAGTTTCTACGAATACTTAAAACTTGTCTTGACTGTTCTTCTACAGTTACAATGTATGGACAAGCAACACCTTCTTCTTCTAACTCAAGATAACAGTGTTGCTCCAGTAATACATATTGTGGGTCACTATCATATGATGGAGATATACCCAAAATATTATCTATCTTAGTTGCAAAACCACTAGAAGAAAGCTGTGATGGAGAGGGTAGGTCTACATCTTTGTAAACACCTGCTCTAATATCCTGTTGTAATTCTACAGGACTTTTATATATCACATGTGTATAGCGGTCTGCATTTCTTAAATCAGTAGCATAGTAAGATACATAGAACTGGTCTATAGGTATAAACTCTGATACTGGTCTTTTAAAAGTTGAACTATAATAAATCTTTTTAAATGCTGAACCTATAAGAGGAAGATGAAAAAGCATTCTTTCAAATTCATCAAAGTATTCAGGCATCTGTTCAGTAAGTTGAAAGTTCATAAAGTTTTGAACTCTATTTGACTGCATTTCCTTATCTGGTGTTGAAGAACCAAGTATCTGTGTTTTTACAGGTCCACCAGAAGGAAATAATTCCTGTGTAGCTTTTGATTGAAACTTAACAGCCGATTCAATTAGCAGTGGATGTACAGCCGTACAAGCTCCTTGAAATGGTTCTGAACCTTCTTCCAGCTTTAGACCAAGAAGGTCAAAGCCTCTTTCAAACATAGACTCCCACTCACCTCTGCTATCTTTATCTGCATTATAATTTTCAATAACATCTGCAGATATACCTTGCAAGTCTTCTTCATCTAGGTCTTCACTGAGGTCTCCATACCATTCAGATACTTCTTCTGAAGCTTCCATCTCTACAGACTCTGAAGAAAAGTCTACAATGACACCACCATCAGAAGGGTCAATCTCAATAGACACATTGGACTGTTCTTCAGGGACCATTGCAATAACATTAGTCTCTGTTTCAGGAATCATATCAAAAGGATTACGTTCTGTTGCCATTATTTAATTCCCATAGCAGGATTGTAAGAGTTTGCGCTACGTATATCACTATAAGTATTAAAGTTAGGTTGTTGTCCAAAGCCACTACTAAATGGTTGTTGAGTGCCAAAGGGTACAGGACTTTGCATACCAAATCCTT